TAGAGCCAATGATCTATTTACTAATTCAATGTCTGATGTGGCCATGTCTTATCCTAAAAAGACCCCACCCGAAGATGGGGTCTTGGTCCTTCTTAGTCCACCACGTATAGAACGTAACCGTTCAATGTAGCAGCATCAGGTAAAGTACCGTCATTAACTTGAGCAGTAACAATAACTCCATCAGTTGATGAAATTTGATCATTACCTACTGAAGTTACACTACCTGCACTTGAGATATCAGTATTAGCACTAATAGCATCAGGATCGGCAGCGGTAGTAGAACCATCAGAAAGAGCGGTATAAGCGCCATATCCGAGGTCTAGCGTACGTGAAGCACCAAAAGCTGAAAAAGCCACATAAACAGAAAGTACACGGATAGCTCCGGCTGGCAGTTTGACTAGATTAACATAGTCTCCTGCTGTGCCTGCACCGCTTTGTGTGTAGTCAAAAGCGGCTACACGTACACGGCCATGAGCATCGTGAACTGCGTTCATAACTGGAGGAACTGCTACGGTATTACCGTACTGAGTTGAATTTGTAGTAGCCATAATATCCTCCCTTATTCAGCGCACTTGATTTCGACGACTTTCTCTTCTTCCATTCGAGTTGCCCCGAAAGAAGCTGAGCAGTACACCTGAGTCGCGTTACGCTTATCACGACGAGGACCAATGTCTACATTAATGTCCATACCCATTGCGCACAATAGGCCAGACTTAGAGTAGCAAATTACTCGTCTGTGAGAGCTTGCGTCGGTATTCAGGAGTTCTGTTCGTACGAATTCAAAGCCCATAAAGGTATTGAGTTCACCGGCAACCAAAGCTTTAACTGAGTTGAAATCAGAACTTGTAACTTCAGTAGTCTTCAAGAGGTCTGTGACCTGCTTAGCAGTAACTATGATGACACGAGGATCTGATGGATCAACTTCGTTAGAGTCAAGGATTTCTTTTGCACGACGAAGTTTAGCAATGGTCAAACCAGAGTTAGCAGCACTACCACTCTCAACATAATCTACTGCAATTTGTTGAGAAGCTGGGAAACTAACTGATGTTGCACCGGTTTTACCAGAGTAAGCAGTACCAAAAGCTGACTCGATGATAACCTGGTCCATCTTACGGCCAAGAGCAAAAGCAGCACTCTGAGCATAAGGTGAAGTAGGATCGATCAAGAGTCGGATTCTGTCTGTCCTGTCAATAAGATCAGCCCAGTCAAAATCTCGTAGAGAAACACGTCTACGATCATGTGGTACGTTTACTAGTGGGGTATCTTGATGTCGCCCCGTGACCTCGAGAGCAGAGGTAGCGCCAATCCGATCATAAAAGTCAAACTCAGCATTTTGAGATTCAACTCTTACATAAGGACGCAAACGCGAACCTTTCTGCTGAACGAGGTGCTCGACATTGCTTTTGTACTGTTGTACAAATGCGGTCGTAATTTGCACTGACATGTGCCTTACCTCCTTCTAAATGTAGGTTAAATTGCGCTTTGGCTACCCTTGCGGACCTCTGCTTCCCCTATTTATAGTCGCCGGGGCGTTTGACTCGGACGGTTGCCCGCTACCCAATTAAACCAGATTTTAGCGTATAAAATACGTTTAAAACACTATTTTTTCTTAGATTTACCAGCTTTTGAATAAGCTATGGCTACGGCTTGTTCCTTCTTATAACCTTCACCAATCAAGGTTCCGATATTCTTAGAAATTGTCTTTTTAGATGATCCACCTATTAATGGCATTAACTGGCCTCCATATCAGGATAAGCAAATTGAAATAAGTTCTGCATTTTTTCGATTGCTTCACGGTGTCCATCAATTTCCGTAGAAGAATACTGTTTCATAAAGACAGGGTCGCGCTGTAATCTAGCAATCTCTTGTCTAGCTGCATCTGGGGTTAAAGCAAAATTAGTAGCGCCCGCTCCATTGTTAATTGAACCCTCTGCCATCTTAGCCCCAATCTTAGCAAACATTTTGACAACAGTTGGATTATCACCCATGCCTGATTCTTCTAACCAGTTTAAGACTTCTTCACCGCCAAACTCTCTAGCTGCTCGTTGAGCAAGATCTACTTGTTGATTAAACGCTTTACCAAAGTCCCGTTCTAATTGATTTCGCCAACCTTCTCGTTCTGTCTCCCTTGAACTCTCAGATTGTTCAAAATCTGAAATAAGTTCTTGCATTAGACCATTATGAATGGCATTTGCCTGAGAATTAGTTAAACCGGCCTTATGATAAACACTTAAAAGATTCTCTTTAAATTTATCAATGTTTTCATGTTGTGGCCAGTTTTCTGGATATTTAAGATCAGAGGTATTAATTTCATAAGTACCAGGTCGACCTAGTCTATCGTAAAAACTATTCCACTCGTCTTCGGTGGCGCCTTCTTGTGGGATGGCAACTTTATCCCTACCAATCATTTTTTGAGCATGGATATAAGATTTTGCTAAACCGCTTATATCTTTGATGTCGGCCAGACTTGGATCTGTTCTAAGACTTTCATCTAGACCAGTTCTCCAGTCAGTCTCAGAGCTCCCCGTTAATACGGACCCACTTTCGCCTTCATTCATCGTTATATATCTCCTGAGTGTAAAGTTGAATTTCTCGCGGATCTTTTTCAAGAAACCGCAAGATGCTTAACACAATTCGACGCATACCTTCTCGATGTGCGGTCTCATGTGAATCACCTGTCACGTAACTTGGAACATGCATATAAGCTACATGACAGAGATGTTCTAAAACTCGTTCACCATCCTTAGTATTAAAAACTGCTTTATATGAATCTTGAAGTTCTGTTGGTTTTGGCTTACGCGCCACTTGGAGCTCCTTGCATCTGAGCAGCTTGCGCAAAATCTTTAGCGGCTGCTGCACCTTGTTGTGCTTGTTGTGCCAGCATCATGTCTTGTTGTTGCTGAGCTCGTTGTTCTCTAAGTTGTTGAACTGCTTCAGGAGGACTTAATGTTTCCATCGGAGCATCTAATGTAGCGTGAGCCCAACGTAAAGTAGCATCAGCATCAATGTTATCAAACATCTCAGGTTTGATATTAGCTAATGGCATCATCTGCTCTAATAGTCTGCTAAAGTTAAAGATAGTTTGAGCTTTTTGTGCTCGAGCAACAGGAGACACATAGTCGATTGCTAGATTTATTCCTTCTAATTCAGATGGAGCCTCTGGAAGTAGATTACGTCTTGAGAAGATATTAAAGACGCGATCAATTAGTGGACCTAAGAATTCGGTCTGTAAACGACCAACCATCGGACCCATAAGTCTCATCTTATCTTCTTGTCTTTGTAAAACTTCGGTAGCAGTCATTTGTGGACCTTCTTGTAACTGTAACCAGTCAACATGGAAGGTTCTCTTAATGTGCTCGCGTCTAGAATCAATAAAATCAAGACCGATATCAGGCCTAACACCAGATTGCAACGGTTCAATCTTATCTTGAGTCCCTGATCTGTAATAGTTTAATCCTCCAGGAATAGTCCTAAGAGGTAGCATAAACCCATCATCAGGTACCATGAGTGGTGGATCAGTGGCCTTTTGTGCTGCCCGGATAGTGGTCTTCATCATCTCATTGACCATCTTAATGTCGGGTAAACACATCATTGCAGGAGATCTACCATATACTTCACCCGCGGTCTTAGACCATCTAGGTACCATATATGGAAATTCATTAAATCCACTTTCTTCTAATAAGATCTTTTCTTCAAGTAATACATAGCAAGATTTAAATGCAAAATTACTATTCCGTTTACTTCTTGGTAAGTAATCTTCATTAGGTTCTACGGCATGAATTACTGTAAATTCTTTTAGTGGTTCTTTAAGTGCAAGTTCTCTTAATTTATCAGGAAGTACGTCTGCATACAACTGAAGAAGTTGTCTTGCTTGAAGTTTATACTTTCGATATAGAACATCTACAATGCCATCAGCATTTTCTGAGACGTAACAATCAGCTAAATGAAAAGTTCTAAACTGAATTGGTTTACCTAAACGATCTTCAATATAAAACACGCCTGTACCATAAGAACCGAGATCCAAGTACAACTCATGAATAGACGTGGTAAAGTTTGTAGCAGCCGAGTTAAAAGCCTCGTCAAACATAATATTGATTACAGTTTGAATGTAATCTCTTGTACTTTGAGTCGGAGTAACTCCTGGAACGCGAAGACCAAACCAACGTTCGGTTGCATTAGTTAAATGACCATGTAATCCTGCTGCTAGATGCTCATTTGCTAAAGGTGCAGTTGAATCAAAAACTTTATCAAATCTATTTCTTGATCCACGATACTGCTGAGTAGCAAAATCACCGCGTCTTGGATTTACAAAATCTGTACAATCTTGCCACAGATTTTCCCATGGACTACGGAAGCTGGCAAGTTGGTCATGCCGCTTGATTACGTGATCTACTAATGCTTTCATATTAGCCGCCTGTTCGTTCGCTATAAGAACCTAAGAGTCGTTTGCGTCGAATTGTTGGTTGAGCCACAGGAGCAGAACCAGGAGTAGCGGCTCCGGCTAGGATAGTAGAAGCTCTACCTTTTTTAGAAGCTTCTGTTTTAGCCATCGAGGCTACTGCCGCTGCTGCGTCTTCAGGTTTTGGAGTTTCCGGAATGTCAGGGATTGCCGGCATGTCTGGAATGTCAGGCATTAATGACTTAACTGGATCCACTACTACTTTTTTAGTTGCGCTAACAACTGGATCTACAACAACCTTTTTACCAATATCTACTGCTTGTTTGACTGGCCCGCCCATCTCTATCTCCTTTTACTAAAGACTTGCCCAATTGTTTGATAACCTAATCGTTCATAGAGTCCTTGTACAAGTTTTTGATTAATGTTTGTCGAAGACATGGGTAGCACTTCAACAACGCCATTTTTAAAACTCCACTTTTCAAACTCTTTAATCAAGGCCGATGCCGCTAGACCTCCACGTTTTTCTGGCCTGATGTAGAAAAGATAATCAACAGAGACCAGAGCATTTCCGAAATAATAATCTATTATCTCGCCAACGTACATCCCATATATACCAGTTTTATCATCTTCTGCAATTTTCAGAAATTTTGTGGCTGGTTGATCGATAAATGCAATCCCAAAATTAGCACTCTTAACCGGATCAAACTCGGTATCTCGATAACAAGACTCCTCATGAAACAATCGACCCAGGTCTACCAAGGCGGGTATATCATCAAGAGTCGCATCTCTAATACGCATTAAAGATACTGTATTCGGCTTCAGCTGTTCTTGGTAAATTAATATTTCGTCTGTTAATACGGTCTCTGATTCCGAGGGCCAAGTAGCGCATAGCATCTGCTGGGTGACTTGTCCAGTCGTGCATTGGCTTATCTCTAAAGACCTTGTTCTTGTCGTCAAAGTCCTTACGATACTGACGTAGAGCTTCGATCAAGTGAGCAGTCTTGGTCTCGTCGAAATAGCATCTAGGCAAGACAGACCTAACGGCTTCAATGCCGTCGTCAATCCGTAGATTAGCTACTATCCTAAACTTGACCCCTAGTTCTCTAGCTACTTCAATCCTACTCTTGCCAGTCGAAAAGTCTCTAACCTGAATATCATGCGGGGCAAAGTGGTCTCCGTAAACATATTCCTTTTCCCGAAGGATTTTCACGTAGTGAGGTAGACCCTCCCCTGAGTTTTCATAATAGTCGATAAGCCGGATCTCGTTTCCAGACATTTGAAAGAAAACGATAGAAGTTGAATCCCCAACTCCTAAGTCCCAGGCTGTGTGGACTTCTAACACTGGATCGTAAGGGATTTTACCCAAGTGTCCGTCCGCCAACAACCTAGCCATGGCATTGCCATAGTAGCTTCCAACGAGGGGGGCGTCGAAAGAACAGTAAAACTCTTGTTGAATCATTTCTTCTGGCATACCAGAAGCACGTTCTTCGTCTACAGCTTCGATAGGTATTGCTCTAGTATCTTCAACTGTTAAGACTTGCTGGAACCAAGATTCGTTTTTCTTGGCCATGTTAAGTAAGTCATAGCCATGGTTTCGTCCACGAGCTGTATATATAAACAGGGCCCAACCGCCGTTCTCAGCTAGAATTGGCCGAATATAGTTCCAGGCCCGAGGATCTTGAAGCGAGTACTCTGAGAAGACAACTCCC